CCATTTATGTCCGGCCAAGGCACATATGATTCTTGTTAAAAACTTCCTCAAGTTACGTATCCTCCAGTTTAAAACTTTTCATTTCGGGAAAAAAATTTGCGCGTGGGTGGGGGCGCGGTCTCTAGCGCGGCGATGCTGAGGATTTGCCCCCCCTATCCCCCTATACGTTTACCGGGAACCTGCGGCCATCAAGCACAACTGGTTTGGGTCGAAAGTCCTCAACAGTGATTGCTCTTCTGTAAACGAGTTTCGTGACTTCCTTCGCGATTTCTTCCGCGACATCAACGGGCATTCCCGCTTCCACACCCTTGACCAACGCTTCGTAAATTCCCTCAACCGCTTTTGTCGCCCAGTCGCTCACCTTAATTTTTACCATCCTGTTTTTCAGTTCAGCCATTTCTATTCCCTCCGTTTTACCGCAATTCTCGAATAACAAACGGTCTTCGTACCCCGGCGTTGAATTGCTCCGCCGCCTCAAGAGCTATTCGAATACGATCTACCGGGTCAAGGTTCATCGTCGCATATATGGCACCAAGTGCGGCCTGCGCACCACAACCAACAGCAGCGAACGGATGAATGGATTCGCCAACCTGAAAGTCGCTGTCTATTACAAACAGCCGGCCGTTATGACCGACTATGAATGTTCCCGCAGATTCTTCGCCATTCTCTGTTCTTGCAAAACCTCCGTCTTTCAAGCACGAACGAACCCCATCAATAAACGTTGTGCACATGTATTCTTCAATCGTCATATCTGGTACCCTGTAAGGCGGTTTGAATTTGTACCGCAGAAGTTGGCCCATTCGAAACGACGATGTGAACCCAAAGATAAACGAACCATTGATAAATACTTTTTCGTCTTTGCGAACGGTAAGGTCATATCCGGCAACCCCCGCGCTATCACCGCCGATATAAACAGTTCCATTATCAACCAGACCGACTATACAAGTCATAAAAACCAACCGCCTTCGCCTTTGATCTTTCTCCGCCCCTTCTTGCTGTTGCATCGGATACATGCAGGCTGGTGATTCTTGGGGTCCCAAAACCTCGGATCGTTCGGACCATCGGGCGGTTCGATGTGGTCAACACATTCCGCTATCCTTGTGCATCCCGGCAGATTCAGTTTGCAAAACACATTTTCCGGCCGCCTCAGAAACCATTTGCTATATCGACGCCATCTCGACGTATATCCACGTTCATGGGCCGATGGTCTTTCTTTGTCTCTCTCGCGTTCATATTCGCGTCTGTGCGCTTCGCAAAACCTTTCTCTCGTGAGTTCGCGACACCCCGGATGGTTGCATGGTCTAAGTGGCTTATACGGCATCTCCATTCACTTCAATCTTATTTGTGATCGTCTGGATATCAACCTTCGCCATAGGCGATATTGTAAGTTTGACTACTGGCGTTTTTCCGGCTTCGCACTTGAATTCAACAGCTTCAACATAACTGCTAATGTCATGGTCTCCAATAATCGCCTTGCCGCGACCATAAGCATCAACCTGTATCGTTACCTTCTTTTCCTTCATTTTTCCATCCTCCTTCAGATCACTTCATCATCCAGCCGCAACCTATCGTTGTGCATCCTTGCCCAACGCAACGCTTTCGGTATGTCCATGTGCCCGTTACCGTAGCAAGTCACGACGACGATAGTTTTTCCGTTTACCTCGCACACCCACCAACTATTGAGTGCACGGAACAAGTAATAAGGCGGCTTGTCCAACTTAATTTCGGACTTGAGCCGCCTGACAAGTTCGTCTCGGCCAATCTGTTCTACTCGCCGGCAATATTGTTCATGTGCATGCTTTGTGACAACCAGGTCATGCATTGCTCCCCTCTCCCTGTTTGAGTATCGAGCCTCTTTCCTTTGCCAATTCCTCTAACGTTAGCCCCGTTCCCTCTAAAATCTTGTTCATGGCAAAACGCGCCCCGTTCACAAAATCTTTTGTGGCACCAAAGTATGGGGCGTCATCGAGCGACATGTCCAAAATCAGCATATTTTTCTTGATCTTTTCTAGTTTCTCATTCACTAGCTCCACCTCACTTTCTTGCGCACGTCTGCCACATACAAAACTGCACCGACCCTTCCCATCGTCCCCACGGGCAGCCCTTGCACTTGTGGGGCTGTTTCCTTTTACGCTTCCGCACGGTCTTTCCCCTCTCTTTCGAGCGCCACCGCCATCATTGCCCGGCAGAAGGCGTGCTCCAGATGGTCGTCCTGCGTGTCACCGGCCATATAGGCGTATACATGGGCAAGCAGATGGTTCAAGTGGTCGCGAATGGGGATCTTCCGCCAGTTGTCGTCGCCATACTTGACGGCACCTTCATGCAACACATTCGCCAACGCAAACATAGCTGGCGCGTCCAACAGATCGAACCGATATGGTAAAAGCGACTGCTTTCCGCCGCGTTCGTTTGTGACGGTTGGTGCGTCTTTGCCGAGGCCTTGGATCATGCCGAACCACTTTCCCTTTTCCGCACTCTTTCCACTTCCATAACCCATTCCTTCGCGTCAACCGGAGGCTTTAGGTTGTATCCAATTACGCAAATAAGGCCGTAGCTGGAGCGCATCGCGTCAACAGCCTCCTTTTCCGCGTATCCGCGCAATCCGTATCCGTATTCCCGGGCCAGTCGCATGCAACCATCGCGGCCGTAGTACGGGCTGTCTTGTCCAAACCGGCCGATCGACGACGCCAACGCAAGACCAACTTCGCGCGTATATTCGATCGCCGTCATCACACCATCACCAGATTTGCCCGTTTCATCATGAGATACTCGATCCCATCATACATATCCCGAAAATCCACAATCTTCTTCCGGTCCGGGAACAGCACGCACATCGGCACACGCGGATCACCCTTCAGCCCGCCTAGCCACTGCGAATAATCGTCCGTGATCTTGTAACTGCCCGTGCGCATCCATACCGTATCTTTTCCGCCGACCGTCTTGGCGTGCGTTTCATTCGTATGGATGTGGCCAAGCGCGATAATGTCCGCGTGCGTCGCCGCAAAAAGGTTCCGTTGGCTGTTCGTCGTGTTCAGGCTGGAGTTGTACCGGTACGAGTGGTGCGCATGAATCCGGTATGTTACTTCGCCCAGCCTGATGACGATTTCCCCGCCGTACCAGAGGTAAGGGGAGCCGATCTTGCGCGCCAGGTATTTTACAAAGTCTTCCCCCGTTTCCTTCACAGACCACTGATCGTGATTTCCCTTTAGCACGGCCAGATTCCCGCGCTGATAGTACCGGGTGAAGAAGTATTCGCACAGCTCCTTTTGCTTGTCAGCCGTGATGACTTGCTCAAATGATCCGCCGGGGTGACTCCGCGTGATGTAGTTGTCCGTGTAGTCTCCCATCAGCACGTTGTACAGACCATCCGTGGCGCCGATAATTTCACTGTCAAGGCGAAGTTGTTCGTGGTCCGTGTACAATCCGCCCAAATGCCAGTCGCCCGAGAAACAGATTCCGATGGGTTTGTCATCGTCAATCTCGATCGTCACCGACGTCTGCCGGTCGTCCAGCTTTTGAAACTCTCGTTGCGCCTGAATAACGACGGAAAGAAGCGTTTCAGGATCGTGTTCTTCGGCATTTTTGCGGTCAAGAAAATGAATGCCAGCCTTCTGGCTGCCGGCACGTTTCAGCTTGCTTCGCACCGCCTCCGCCGTGAACTCGCGGCCGAACCTCCGGGTGAGCGCTTCAGCGTATTGGCGGTATGTATGATCAGGGTTTCGTTCCATCATTTCGAGCAAATATGCGTATTCTTCTGGAGTCCAAGCGATGACGCGCTGCACGCGCCCACCCCCACTCATTCCTGGTTCTCCACAAAATCCCGGAACACAATCATCTTCGCCGCCTCAAGCGCACCGAGTAGCTCATAATAGCTCATATCGTCATGGTCGATTTCAATATCTCCCGTAATAATGTCAAGTGTGATTAACACCTTTTTTGTTATGGTGGCTTGTTCCACGAATACCACCCCCGATAAAAACAAACAGCCCGCGATATGCGGACTGTGGTGTGTATGTGGCGGCCAAGTCTCCGTAGAGAACATCGGCCACGTTTCAGCCCAACCCTCGTAAGGGATATGGGCCATACCCTATGTATGGAATGCGGGCAGGGATTTGCACCCTGCATGGGGACCATTCCTACAAGCGCCCTCCGGCCAAAAGCCCCGGCAACTATGTCCCCTTATGTCTAAGCGTCTACCTATTCCGCCACCGCTTTCCTTAAATTTTCGGCGAACGACCACAGGGGCAAAGGAATTCTCAGCACATAGTGCCTACTCCCATTCGGGAACCCAGCCTTATCCTTCATAAGCCATTCGCCTATTAGCAAGCGGGTTTCCCGGCACTCGCCGGACCCGTCATGCGCTATGTTGGTGATCATACTTATATCCCGCGTGATCCGGCGCGGTTTCTGCGCAGAAAGGATAATGGAAAGAAGGATAATGGAAAGCCGGCCTACCGGCATCGGATATGTGATGCCCGCCACTTCCCCCGCGAATGCGCAGAGGTTGACCGCTTTACCCACCCGACCGAAGAGGTCAGGGGGCCGCCGCGTATGCGCAGCGTGACGGCGTGGCGGGCGAATCACCGAAAATATGTGCGGTTTTGCGGTTTTCTCCTCCCGCCGCCAAAGTCATAGGCTGTTTGCGGGGCGCCACCCTTTGCAGACTTCAACCGCACGAAAGCCATATGTGATTCCCGCCACTGGCGACAAACGCGCCCGAATTGTCCGTTGACTTCCGCACACACGCGAAGAACGAGTCCGTGGCGGGAGAATCACCGATTTCACCGCCCTATTCCCTATCCTACCCCCCACGCTGGAAGGAAGGATTCCTCACGACCGAAGAGGTCATGGTTTCGGGATATAGTGGCGGCGATTGCGACCCCGGGAGCAAGGTTCCCACACCCAAATGGTGCTGCTGGCCTAACGCCCGCCTTGCTTTCACCCCGCGCATGTCGCTGTATGTGATGCCCGTCTGAACCTAGGATTCGCGCCGATTGTTGCGCGTCAGACGAGCGAATCACCTTGGCCACCCGATTGCTGGAACTCGAACCAGCGACCGCAACATGGGAACGCCTGGGCCACGCGTGCCCCGCATAATCCCGCCCACGCCGCAGACTCTTCCAAGATCGGGGAAAAGGATGCGGTTTAACCACCCACCGCCCAGCTTCAGTCTCCGCCTCCCACCCTAGGCATCCATGGAGACTTTACCCGCGCGGGAGTCAACCGGCTTACTCCCGCGCACACCTTCTTACACTTACATAATATCACAGAAAATAGCCTCAAAAGTGTCATCTTAGTGCCATCTTGTGATATAATTTTATTTCTGTATTTATCTCCACCCCACCAACTCCGCAATCGCAAAGACGATTTCGTCCCGCCATCTGATCGCCTGCCGCCTGCTCGTCTTCAACTCAATTGCAATCCCGTCCCACGTCAAAATTTGCGGCCGCGCCCAATAGCGCAATTCAATCAGACGCTTTTTAACGTCCGGCAACCGATCATAAACCGATTCGATTGCCTCAACAATCCGTTCCATCTGCTCCAACCGCCGATGCGATGCCAACAGTGTGCCAGCTTTACCTGTTGGATCGCCAGGAATGTTACTGCGGCCACCCCCGACATTTTCGTCCGGCGAGCTTGTCCCGTAAAGGATGTCGTTTCGCATCCGCATGATTTCTCGTTTTGTGTCGTGGTAGCGGTACAGTTCAGCTTCCACGTGTTGAAACGTGCTTTTGTGAAGTTTTACGGTCGCACCCATTCCCCGTCACCCCTCTTTTATCTGTCTTTTGCGTCCGGCGGCTCAGGCAGCGGCATCCAGTGCGTGATCGTCCCGTCATGACTAAAGTGCACAAACCTTCCGCTTTCGAGGTGCCGCCTAATATCTATTTGGGTTCCGAACCTCGTCTGAATGCAGACGAGCACCCTTTCTCCCTTCTCTGGCGGCCGTTCTCTTACGCTGATCCATTTCACTCATCCGTCACCCCACATTCTTTGAGGATGTCGCGTATCAATACATCCGCTTCGTCGTATGCGTCCGCTCTGCCCTGCTCGTACATATCGCCCTCATGTTTCCATTTTTGCCGCGATTCATGGGATAGATTGCACCCAATATTCATCGCATTCTGGGCATTTGAAGATGTCAACAAAATCAGCCATTCTTCGGTTCCTCCAGTCCGGCCAGATTCAGCTCAGCAGATGGGGATGGTCGAACTTATTGCCTAACACTTCAACGGATTCGGTTTCCCATCCACCCAAACGGTAACGAATATCGTCAATTATGGTGTTGAAACACCCGGCTTCATATGAAACTGAAGTAATACGTTCATCCATACCAACCTTGACGACATCACCTTCATAGATTTCCCGTCCATTCCGGTCTTTCAGTCCGGTATATTGCCCGACCGTTTTGGGGTCAACTTGGTACAGTTTGAAATGCCCGTCTACCAAGCCTTGATCGACAGCGATAAAGTGACTTGCCGATTTCAAGTAATGTCCGTATAGCCATTGTCCTTTCAGCTCACAATCTTCGATGCACTTTCCCCTGAAACGTATCTCACGCATTGTTCCCGTCTCCTTCCTTGCATCTTCGGACAACCTCTTTCAGTATTTCTTCCAATCGTTGATGTTCTTCCCACGCCAAATTATCGCTTGATAAACCATAAGCATACCCGCTTACCCAAACCACCCGGCCTTCAATGGACAGTCCAATCTTTTCAAAACCAAAAGGGCCGTGTCTTTCATCGAAGTGGTCATGGGACTCTTTCACGAATTCAATTTGCATCGTTCCCGTCTCCTTTCGCCTTCACTACGACAGTCCACCCGCATTTACATGTACGCCGAAACGCATCATCGTCTATTTCCAATGTCCCCGCCTCATTTCCAATCATTTCACTTCCGCATTTAGGGCATTTGGAGTATTTTCTCATCAACTCTAATGCTCGTTTAAGCTTCATTCATTCCCGTCTCCTTCCGCAAACCTGAATCCATCTTTCGGGCTCCACCAAACAGCATCCGCGTAGTACATAGCCAACATGGTCAAATCGATGTCGGTTTCTCCGCCGTCCGTCGCTTCATTGATCTGTTCCGCCGTAAACCCGGCGTCAAGCAGAACCTTCCGGTTTTCCTCGGTGTTCGCGGCAACGACATATTCCAATTCTCCACAACTGCTCGACCAATCGATAACCTCAAGTGAATTAAGCGCGTCAATCATGGCTTGTTTCATGCCGTTTCCTCTCCTTTCAGCAGTTCGGTTTTAGGTTTAATGCTGATCTCACATCCGCAACACGGGCATTCAAACCGTTCCACCTTCGCCGCATCGGTCGGTTCGGTTGTGGTGGAGAGGGCTTCGTCGTTCATAATCCCCTCGATCTCGTTGATGAATGTTTGATAGGTCGCTTTTTTCACATGAATGCGGGTCTTTTGTTCAACACGGACTTCAGGATCGTCAATCATGGTTATTGCTGATCTGATACGGCGTTTGTAATCCTCGATGAGTTGTTTCAACGCCTCCCGCAGACGCTGGACTTCGGTTTGGTATTCACTCATTGGCGTTCGCTCCTTTCTCAATACCTGTAATGTCCGCCCGTGTGCTGTATCTCTCCTTCGTCCTCATCAAGGCGGTTTTTCTTTCGCTGCTTCTCAATAAACTTTTTCAGCATGTCGCGTATTTCCCGTTCTTGTTCGCACGACATGGCGATGTTTTGCTTGTACAATTCCAGCAATTCATCAAACGTCACAAATTCAATGTATGGAAACGGTTCATATTCGTCTTCCTTGGCTACGAAGCTGTATTCATTATCTCCAAGACTTCTATCTGTCGATGTCATGTTTTGCAAATTTACGTACTGTATGCCGCCAGTTTCATCATCGACGTACAAGTGGTCGTGGCTGTTTGTACCTACAATGTGTTCGCGCCCCGTCAATTTGTCACGGACTTTGATGATCGGAAATCTCATTGGCGTTCGCTCCTTTCACATCTCACATTTCCGGCAGTCGTTGCCGTAGACGATGGATTCGTCGGGAATATTTTCTTGCTGCGGCGCCCTGTCCCAAAAGTCGATTCCAGAACCACGGCAATCCGGGCATTGGGATTCTTCTCCTTCGATCGAAGTACTTTGAATCCATCCGGTTCCGTCACATTTTGGGCATTTCATCCCTTTTCCCTCCCTCAAAATAGCGTCAGTTGCCGGCCAACGTGTTCAGCTGCAATCGGGTTGATCCAGAGGACTTCCGTCCGAATCTGACCAGCCTCGGCCAGCACTTGCTTTTCCTCGCGGTGCCAATGTTTGAGCCGTTCATCATACAGCGGATTCGCGTATCCGCTTAGAAGCACCGGTCCTGGATGGGCGTCCAATACGTCGAGCAGTTCCGCGTGGTCTTCGTCCGTCATTTCGTGCTTATAAATGCGACCGCTGCGTGTTGAAAGTGGGTAGGGCGGATCAGCGTATATCAGCACATCAGGCCGTTTGTATCGTTTGATCAGTTGTATCGCCGGTTGTTGCTCGATCTGGACGCCTTTCAATCTTTCTGAAACTTCCGTTATCTTTTCCGGTACTTTATTCCATTCCCGGACCGGTCTCGGTACGCTGTGGTCGATGACATTCCTCCATCCGTATTTCCCCCACGATCTCCCGCTTCTCGCCATCCAACACTGCACAAGAAACCGCCGCGCACGCTCCAGCTCGTCCTCCACCCGCTCGTAGCTGGCGTAATATTCCTCCCGGCTGTACGGCGTCCAGTACACGAGCCGCGCCAATTCGTCGGGTCTGTCTCGGATCACGCGGAATAGGTTCACAATGTCGCCATCAAGGTCGTTGATCGTCTCCAGCGGGCTTGGAGGCTTGTTGAAGAACACCGCCCCGCTGCCGAAAAACGGTTCAAGATACGTCTGATGCGGCGGCATGTGTTCGATGATCCATTCGGCCATCGACCACTTTGATCCGGGGTAGTGTAATATGCGTGGTGCGGTCATGCTTTACCCTCCCGAAGCCAATCGTCTATTCGCTTGATCGCATACATGATCGGAAATATTTGCAATGGATCGACCGCATTCCCGAGAGCTTTCAACCGCGCCGCCCGGTTCTTTACGCCTGTTGCCACTCTCGGAGGTTCCCAATCGTATTGCGGTTGACCGATCAGCGCCGGTTGCGGATAAGAAGCGATGAAGTCCGCCAGTGCGTCCAGCGGGTTCATTCCATGTCCGTCCAACCACGCGGAAAGTTCATCAGCACCTCGACCCATTCTGGATTTAGTTGGCCATCTTCTTTCGTGTATCCCTCCCGCATCAACGCTCCGGGAATGATGTCCCAATCCTTCGCTGCCGGCGGTAACGTCGCGTTGTTGGCGTCGTTCGTTGTCGGTGTCGGCCACATCTTGACTGATTGCTCCAGTGTCGGGCTGAACCCTTGACTGCTCTCTCCGCCGATTTTGTTTGCTCGTGGTGTCGGCCACATTTTCCCTGGATTGTGCCGAACCTCGTCCACCAGTGTCACGGTTGATTGTCCCGTCCGCAGGCAATGCTCGTAGAATTCCTTTGACTTTGGCCCCTGATTTGCGTTTGCCGCCGCCGGAGTACGCCACAACGAAGACCCGATCTCGTCTGTGTGAGGCGTAGACGGCACAAGCCGGAATAACAAACGCTTGCGCGGTGTAGCCCTCGTTTTCCAAGTCAGATAAAACGTCGTCGAGGCCCAAAGTGACGTGCCCAGCAACGTTCTCGCCAACAAACCAACGGGGCCGGATTTCCCCAAGGATTCGCTTAACTTCCGGCCAGAGGTGGCGGTCATCTTCCGCGCCTCGTCGCTTCCCGGCGACAGAAAAAGGCTGGCATGGGTATCCTCCGTGAATAAGGTCAATTGGCCCGATTCCATCCGCGTCCAACCTCGCTTTCGTCAGCGTGCATACGTCGTCGTAGATTGGCACATCCGGCCAGTGTTTGCGCAGTACCTTTTGACAGAACGGCTCCCGTTCGCAAAATGCCACGGTCTTGATGCCGGCCCATTCGCACGCCAGGTCAATTCCGCCGATACCCGAGAAGAGGCTTAATGCGTTCATCCCGCCTCTTTCCCCTCGTAGCGGTACCATTTGAGCGTATTGCCGGGATGCCGTCTTCGGTACTCTTCCGCCGCCTCCATAATCCACGAAAGCGGTATGCCCGTCTCGTGGAATATCACCGTCAGCAGCTCGGTGTCGGTGGCGATAGACCAGTTCATGCGCGTTTCCCCGCCTTTCTGGAACGCCATTTCAATCACCCTTTCCGATCAGTCGCAGGAATGTTCCCAGCTCCATGCACACCAACCACGGCTTCCGATCCGCCCGGAAAGCCACGATGTCCGGCTTTTCCCGTTCGTCCTCCAGCCAGCCGTACAGTGTGGTGAAACCGGATTTGCGACGCTTTACCTCGGCGCGAAACTCCCCCGCTGGCGTTGGCACCAGAACATCGTTCTCAAACCCCAGCTGGGCGCCACTGAGGGGGACCCGCCGACCGCCGACCAGTTCGGCGAATTCGCGTTCACCCCGCATTCCTTTGTCCCGGCTCTTTTTGCCCATGTTCTTCCTCCCCATATTCGAGAATCAGCCGTATAAGTCGTTCCCGCATCTTTCGTTCCGCGATCCGGCCCAATACCCCGCACGCCTTTGCCTCGTTCCAGACAGTTCGCAAGCGGTAGTCGAGCCGGTCCATGTCCTCGCGGATTTCCGGTTCCAGGCTGTCCCATATCGCATCAAACTCTTGTTCCATCCAGCGCAGTTTCGATTCTTTCATTCCGCCCACATCCTTCGCGGGTCTGGTTCTCGCCGCTTCGCCCGTTCCACCGCCACCTTCATCCGGTAGCTTTGCGCGCGGTTCTCGACGATGATGCTCATTTCGATTATCCGGTCATGAATCCGCTTGGCCGCGATTTCATGTTCCGCCGAGGACTTGTCCGGCATGAAGCGATACAACAGCTCTGTCGGCGAAAAATTCGTGGTGAACATCGTCGGCTTCTTCTGCCGGTAGCGTCCATCGATGATCCGAAACAGCACGTCAAGCGTCCAATCGCTCACTTTTTCCGCTCCGAGATCGTCCAGCACCAGCAGGTCGCAATCCTGCAATGCCGCCATGATCTCGCGCTCGGATTCTCTCGACTGCTGCCGAAATGTCGATCGTATGCGCTCAAGCAGTTCGGTCATCGTCTGGAACACCGGGATTTTGCCGCGCTCCTTGAGCTTGTGGCATATGGCCGCCGCAAGATGGCTCTTGCCGTTCCCTGGATCACCCCAGATCAAGAGGGATTCAGCGCCGTACAGTTCAAACCGCTCTGCGTAATCATAGGCAAGGCGGAACGCTTTTTCTGCTCCATGGCGTTTCTCAAACGTCTCAAACCGGCAACTTTCGAATCGTTCGCCGAGTGACGAGATCGCAAACTTTCGCTCGATCTCGGCTTTCCGGTAGCGCTCCTGCATTTCGTCCTGCTCGCGTTCCCAGGCTTCGACTTCGCACCGGCAGACAGGCTGCACGATCTTTTCGATGCCGAGAACAACAAGACTCTTTTTCGGGACCACCTGTTCGCAGTAGGGGCAAACATGTGCCTCATCAGAGGGAGAGGAAGTCATATTCTCCACGGCCTCGCGGAGGGCTTGTCCGAGGCTTTGCATGGTCGTCCACCGCCTTTCTCTTGGCGTTCAGGTAGCTTTCAAATTTGGTTCCGAAAAGTGTCTCGGGACGAAGGTATTGTGACATCTTCGGGTCGTTGCCCCACTCTTCCGTCTTGTTATCTATGACGCGTTTGAAGTCATCAATCCGGAACCCTTCGCGCCAACGCGCTCGGATGAGTGTTTGCGTGGCCTTCGTCGTCGGTCTGAAAGATGAACCAGTTCGCTCGTTCAGGTACGCGACGATTTCGGCATATGGTATATTTTCTTGTTTAGTTTCGTTTCGTTTAGTTTTATTAATGTGCTCGTTTTGTGCCTCGTCCTGTGTATCGTTTTGTTTCCCGTTTTGTATCTCGTTTTGTGTATCGTTTTGTGTATCGTTCTGTGTCTCATTTTGAACATACGAGGCGAAAGGGATGATTCGATACTTACCGGCTTCGTTAACTCTCTCCGACTTTTTGTAGTCGATGAGTCCCTTGCTTTTCAGGAATCCACGCCACCGATCCAGCTTAGTCCTGGATAGGCCGGCTTTGGCTTGCAGCGTTGGATTGGCAACGGTGAATTCCTCCGGCCAGCCCGCCTTGTTGCATATGGCCACCAGCGCGTGCCATAATGCGATGGCGTCGCTTGGACAAGGATTCGACTCCAGCCAATCGTAGAACGCATTCAGCTCCCTGATATAGTTCATTAACATCACAACTTTCTTCTCGCGTATTCAACGATTGTGTCTGTAACGAAATCCTTTTTCCCTTGGTTGCATTCGGAACATGCAGTTACAAGGTTATCGAGTGTGTCTTGGCCCCCTTTTGATTTAGGGATAATATGATCTACTTCCAACTTCACACCGTCATCCTTTGGGTTTCTTCCACAATACACGCACCTAAATCCGTCTCTTTCCAAAACTCGGAATCTTAAAGATAACCTCCCATTCTTCTGCTGATCATCCTCTTCGTTCAAAAACTTCTCCAGGCAACGATTGCAGTAGAAAAAACCACCACCAAAATCGAAGAAATATACGTACCTTGTTGTTTGACACCCCAAACATTCAATACCCTTCTTGGCCCTCGTTCGTATTTCCTGAATTTCTCTCTTTTTTGCGTTCAAAAGCCATTCTTTAAATTTCCTTCTCTCTTGCCACCAAAGCATTTAATTTCCTCCCATCCTCCTAAGCCACTCCCTGCCCTCTTTGGTGTTGTCCGCCCACATATGGCACCAAACGCAAAGATGTAACAGGTCGTTGACAGTAGTTTCTTTCAACTTCCACCTGCGGGTGATGTGGGCGGCGTGAAGGTTTCCATACCGCCCGCATCTTTCGCAATACCCTCCGGATCGTTCATAAAGCTGTTTCCTGACCTTTGTGCTGATGGCCCCGCGCTGCTTAGCGGTCTTTTTGTACCGTTTGAAGCTCGGTTTTGGCACTGGTCGCAGTTCAAACATCATACCTGCTCCTGATACTTGAGTATTGATTGCAGGGCAGAAAGCTGGCTTTTCAGTGCTTCCAATGATTCGATTGCGGCCTTGAACTTCGCCTCCGCCGCGTCTCGCTGAAAGAGAAGATCCGACAGGTTGCCACGTGCAACGTCCGAGATCATCGCGGCGGGCATGCCGTCAGCCCGTAGCGCAAGCATCTCTTGCGCAAGACGCATGCGGTAGACGCGTTCGGTTTCGGCTTTTTCAAGTCCAAGCTTGTACAAGGTGCGCGTCGCTTTATCCAACCTCTTGGAGATTTCATAGATTTCGCTTGTAATTTGCTGAAGCTCCATGCTGGCGCACCTCAGAATGGCAGGTCGCTAGTATCGATGTCGATTTCTCTTCCCCCACCAGCGAAAGGATCGTGGTTATCTGGTTTTTTCTTTTCGGACCGTTCCAGGAACCGAACAGTGTCCGCAATGACTTCCGTCACATTCACCTTGCGGCCTTCGTTATTCTCGTATTGCCGCGTCTGAATGCGCCCTTGGACGGCCACCAATCTTCCCTTGCTCAGATGGTTGGCGCACGCCTCGGCGAGTTGACGCCAGACGACGATGGGGATGAAGTCTGCTTCTTTTTCACCTTTGTTGTTAGAAAATGGGCGATCCACCGCCAGCGTGAAAGTTGTTACGGCCACGCCGTTAGGCGTGTACCGCATATCAGGATCACGCACCAGTCGCCCGATTAGCACCACGTTGTTGAGCATTCCGTTTCGCCTCCTTTTGTTTCTCCAGCAGCGCTTTGGCGAGAATTTCCTCCATCTGGCGGTATGTCATGCCCTTTTCCTTCTGCCGAGCCACCCACTCGTCGAAGCCTTCCATGCTTCCCTTTCCGGCTTTGTATTTGGCTTTAAGAGTGGCGGGAGGTTCAGGCGGTTCATCTTCTTCCTGCGATGCGTTCCGTCTGTCCACGCCGCTGTCGGACTCGGGATCGTCGCCGGTCGGGATCATGAACGCTTTCATCAGCGCATACTTTTGCGCCCCGGTAATGGCTTTGTATGTCCCCTTATCACCGGCATCTTGCCCCTCGCCGTAGGTCATGAACGTGATCGTCTCGCCGCTGTCGCCGTCGTAGAAAGTGAACTCTACCCCGACGGTGACGATGTACTCCGTCTTCCCCTTCGCGTTCACGTGTTCGCGGACCGAATGGCTTTTTACGTTCGGGATCATGACGACATTCAGTTCTGCCAGCACTTCCCGGACGTGTTCGTTTACGTCGGCTTCTGTGGCGTAGGCGTAGCGGTGGAAGTCGTTGAAACCGGCCTTCCTGATGTACTTGACCCGCTTCATGACTTCCGCCAGTTTTGAGACGAGCGTCCTTTTCTCGCTCATATGTCAATCTCCACCTTTTCGGGTTGCTCCTCGATCACGACGCCTTCAATGATCGCGCCAGATTCGAGGTCAACTAGTTTTCCGTTGATGTACTGCATGCCTTCGGCTTTTTTGATCGCCGCTTTATCCGGTTCTTCTTTCACGCGGATAAAATGGGTAAGTCCTTGGCTCTTCAGGCTCTCCAGCAGTTTGTCGTCGTCGTAAATCCATTTCGGCGGTTGTTTCCGCAGACGGACGACACCATACGGCGTGGAAATGCGTTTCCAATTCTGGTCTGCGGCGCGTTGCCTTTGCGCGTAGTCGTGCAGAAGGTTGCCAAAGAATTCAGCGTTGTCTTGGAGCTTTTTCAGTTCACGATCCTTCCACGCTTGGATGCGGTCGATTTCTGCTTGCGCAAGTTCTTCGACTTCCTTCCGCTTCGCCTCGATGGCGGAAAGTTTGCGTAGCGCCCAGTTCACCTGATCGACCGTCTCGATACGGAAGCGTTCGCGTTCTTGTTCGGACGGAAGTTCGTCCAATTCGTGTTCGATGAGTGCGTTCACGCCTTTTTCCTCCTTCCATCGAACTCTTTCACAATCACTTTCCGCTTCACGTGACCACTTCCCGCGTTCCCGCCAGCACCTTCCGTGCATCCGACGCCCTTACAAAGCACCGTTCAGAGGCGTACAGGTCGCCTGTGAGCGTACATTCGATGACGACATCCCATTCGTAGATGGGTTCACGGCACCCGCAGGCGCACATGCAGACGAATCGGTTTTGTGCGTCCTGCGGGTCGGGCAGCCCGTGCGCGAATCGGTCAAGGGAAAGGCGGTCCATCAGTCGTTCACCCCGGGGATGGTGATGCCAAGCACTTTCAAAATGTACCTGGCGCCGTATACTTCGTTGTCGATTTGCCTGACGGTTAAGGTGGGACCATCTTTCTCGGCTTCCTTGCGCTCCGCTTCCTTGTCTGCGAAGTATTTTCTCGCCTTCTCCTGCATCTCCGGCGTGATCGTGACCGTGATCGGTTGGGGTTCGATTTCGTACCCGTACTTCAGCGCTTCAGCGAGCTTGAAGATGTTTTCACTTTCGCGAACAAACTGATTCAGAACCGACCACGGGCTGCTATCTTTCACGTCATACCGGCATGCTTCGAACAGGATGAAGGCGTCTTGCAGCTGGAACGGGACCAGGTTTTTTATTCGTTCAATCGCCTCCGCCACTTCGCGGGGCAGCTTCACCTTTTCCATGTTGCTAGATGCCTCCTTTTGCGATAGAATGAAATGAGAGTGTTTTTGTTTGCAGCCGTCTCATGCGGCTGTTTTCTTTTTATGTCCGAACCATCTCCGACTCAGAAATCAATCGTTCGACGCCGCCGCGTACCGACGAGATGAGATAAGCCGCCTCGTCCAGATCAGCGATCATGTACCTTTCTCCCGCGCGGAAAATGTGGTGCCTCGCCACCTCCAACGCCCGCAACGCCTCGTTCAGCTTCACTTGCGCCAGTTCGTGCCGAGTGTAACCAATCGGCACGCCATAGGCACGAATGGCGTCTTCGAGTGTCTTGGATGCGTAATAGTCGCGCAGTTCCCGCGTAATCGCCTTTTCGCGACCATCGGCGTCGCAAATGGCGTTAACCCAATATTCGCCCTTGTCAATTTGCATTTGCGCAAATGCGCTCACGCGCTTTCCCTCCCTTCGACAGGATTTTTGTTCCCTTCCGTCGAATATTTCGAATTGGTGAAGTTTTTCGATTTTTAAAACGGAAGGGGGTGAGCGTATGAACAGTTACCTGATTTCTTATGATTTGATGAATCCTGGAAAAGACTATTCGGACTTATACGAGAGAATTAAAAGTTATCCAGCTTGGGCTCATGTCTTGGAATCCGTTTGGGTCGTCAAATCATCTTCGAGCGCAGTCCAAATAAGAGATAACTTGATGCAAGTCATGGACAGTAACGATAAACTGTTTGTGGCCAAATTATCTGGAGAAGCGGCCTGGTATAACTTGTCCGAAAGCATTTCAAAATGGTTAAAGGAAAATCTTTAATTGCCGACATGACCAGATTCCGTCGCTTTTGCGGCGGTTTCTTTTTTGATGACCACCACAGTTGCCGGGCCGTCAATGCGATACCCAACATCGCCAAGATCAACTTGGATGTGGTTGCCCTCGTTAAGCCGAATCACTTCCGCGCGGTCCATACGGTTTCACCCCTTTCTGTGGGCTTGTCCACCACAAGCGCCCCGTTACGGGGCAACACGTTCCACCAGTTCGCACTTGCACCCGAGCATCGCTTCTGCCCAGATTTTTTTGCAGCGGTCGGGGAGATCGGTTTTCATCGGATCGATCAAAACTTTCTCCCCGTTGATTCGCATGTAGTGATGCCGAATTTGAAGTTGCGGGCGTTGTCTCCGCCGCATGGTATCACCTCCGAGTTATTGTTATTCAGAAGTCAGGCATGGACGGCCCAATGAATCAGGCGGTGTTTTGTGTCTTTTAAGACACTTTTTCGTTAAAAAAAATGTCCAGCATTTTGTTCGGTCCAATTTGGAGTTCCTTGGAGATGGCGATTATTTCCTTTCTGTCAAACTCACACTTTCCTTTGAGTTTTCTGTAAAACGCACTCTTGCTCATACTGAGACCGTGATTTTTTTTGAGCGCATCGAGCAAATCTTTTACGCGCATACCCCTGAGAACCAACATAGCTTTAAGCGCGTTTGAGTCCATTCTACTACCTCCCCTCGCAATCTTCGTGTCGTTAAGGACACTTATATTGTAAAGGATAATATAGGAAACAGTCAACCCCTTAAAGACACTTTTTTGTTCTTGGTGCGTTTGGGGGTTGCAAAAAAGACACTTGATATGTAAAATGGTTGACGGAAATGGAGGGATCGTTGTGACGGGTGAACATTTGAGAAGAAGACGAAAGGAACTAAAAATGACTCTGGAGGATGTCGGAAAAATAGTTGGAGTTGGAAAAAGCACGGTACGAAAATGGGAAACTGGCGAGATAGAAAACATGAGAAGAGATAAAATAGCCTTACTGGCCAAGGCGCTGAAAACAACACCACTTTTTATTATGGGGATAAAAGAAGACGAAAAACATGATAACTTCAACCTCGCCATACCCCTCATCGGCACAATATGCGCCGGAGACGGACTTTTGGCGGAACAAAATATAGAAGATTACGTCTATTACCCGTTTCGGTCTGGGAGGAAGCCAGATTACGCGTTGAGGGTTAAAGGAAAAAGCATGATCGGCGCCGGAATCGAAGACGGCGACATCGTATATATGAGACACGCATCCTGGGCCGACTACAACGGACAGATTGTGGCGGCCCTTATCAATGACCAACAGGACGGAACCCTGAAACGGATCAGATGGTCAAGCGAATCTCCGAAAATCCGTCTGATCCCCGAGAACGACGAATACGAAACCATCGAAGTCATGCCCAACGAAGTCACGATTTGCGGCGTATATATGGGACATTTCAAACCTGAAAGGGAAGTGTAAAAGTGAAATATATTGCGGCTTATATCCGAGTATCCACAGATGAACAGGCGGACAAAGGTAACTCTTTAGCTGAACAACAAGAACGCCTGTCTGCTTATTGTAAGGCAATGGGCTGGCCGGAACCGACTTTTTATGTTGATGACGGTTACAGCGCTAAAAATCTCAATAGACCGGCAATTAAACGCTTGCTGGAAGACGTGCAGCAAAATAAAATCGGCATAGTGCTCACGTCAAAATTGGATAGGCTTTGCCGGAACCTGCTTGATCTTTTGCAAGTGGTCGAATTGCTCAATGCCCACAATTGCAGCTATGTTTCTGCCTCTGAAAGTTTTGATACGTCTACGGCATCCGGGCGCCTCACTCTACAACTCCTTGGCACGTTCGCAGAATTTGAGCGGGAGCGCATCAGCGAACGGGTCAAGGATAATATGCTTTCAATCGCCAAAAACACCAGCAGAGCCATTACGCGGCCATGTTACGGCTACGACATCGTGGACGGGCAATATGTTATCAATGAATCCGAGGCCTATTTTGTGCGAATGATGTTCGACTTGGCGGAGCAAGGGCACGGACATCGAATGATCGCGAAGATTTTAAACGGCCGCGGGGCCACAACCAAGCTCGGAAAGCCGTGGGATCAAGTCAATGTAAAAAGGCTGATGCAAACCGAGACCATCGCCGGTGTGATGGTGTATAACAAGCGGCAGATTAAAAACGGGCGAACGGTTAAGCGTGACCGTTCAGAATGGGTGATCAAAGAAAATAACCACCCTGCAATCATTCCTCTTGATCGATTCGAGCGCGTTCAGGAAATCATGCGTTCTCGTTCCCGCGCAAAAAAGCACGCTGACAGCGAAACGTATCTTTTGACTGGGTTGGTGAAGTGCAAGCATTGCGGTCGGAACATGAAGGGGTCGACAGCACGGCACAAGACCAAGTATAACCAATATACCTATTACCGTTATATCTGCTCGTCTTATATTCTTGGGTACGGTTGCAAACATCACACCGTGCATCGGGATGACTTGGAGCAGACGATCATTAACCAAATAAAAGAAATTGCGTCGGCATCAGCAAAAGAGCTCAAAATTTCGGTTGCGCATGCTTCGTCTGTTGCCGATGAAATAAAAAACATAAAAGACCAGTTGGCGCGGATCGACCGCAGGATGCAAAAGCAGATAGAGGCATACGAAAACGACCTCATATCCGCCGACGACTTGAAAGCCGCCAGACAAAGGATAGAGACCGAGCGGCAGGAACTAAAAGAAAGGTTGGAAAACCTTGAACATAAGAAAGCCAACCCCGAAGAGGTACAGAAGAAAGCAGCGCAATTGCTGGGCGAAATAACCGGGGGTGATCGCGTGAAGGCGAAACACGCTATACGTCAGCTTATTGAGGAAATCCAGATAGAGGATGGAAAGCTTGTGGACATTACGTGGAGAGGGTAAACCTTTTTGTGTCTAAGTATATATTTGGTTCGCCCTTGGCCTGGATGTACGACGCGGTCCAGGGCACGCCTTCGGCGTTCTGATAAAACAGGGCATTGTCGTGGTTGACGTAATGGGGATCGAGGCCCGCCGCGCGAAGCTGTTCGGGCGTTGCGTCCTTCGTCAGCTTGTAGACCATCGTGGCGATCATCTCGAGGTGGGCGAATTCTTCCGTCCCGATGTCCGTCAGAAGTCCCACCACTTTGTCGGGGATCGAATACCGCTGGTTCAAATAGCGCAGCGCCGCCGACAGCTCGCCGTCCGCCCCGCCGTACTGCTCCAGCAGCAGCTT